TTAGCTAAATTGGGGCATGTACCGTTAGCTTGTGAATATATGAATATGTTAGACAATGAACGGAAACTCTTAGAGGACAAATCTAAATAATGGGTACTATATTGGCATTAATTGTATTTCTAAATTTAACGACTTTATTTTTTATTTGGATAGTTGCGGATATTCTTTACAAAGAAATAAACCTTGTGTTAGACAAAGTAAATCAATCACTAATCATATTAGATGAAGAAGAAAATACAAATGAGACGCTATGATTTTAGACATTCAAGACAAGCTTTAAACTTAGTTGGACAAAGATACGGAAAATTAACTGTTATTGAGTTTTCTGAACATATAGATGGTAGAAGAGCTTGGCTTTGTAAATGTGATTGTGGGCGAATAAAAATAATAAGACATGACCATCTTAGGAGACAAGTTGGTGCTGCGCAGTCTTGTGGTTGTTTAAAAATCGAGCAAAATAGAATTAACGGTAAGAAACAGGCTGTGCATTTAGTTGCAGCTAGAAAGTCAGAAGACAATAAAAATCAACAAAAATGGAGCAGACACCACGATAAGCTATTAACTATAAATAGGCAAACAAAGAAAACATTAATCCTGTATAGCAGTCAACAGCCTATTGAAATTATCTTAGAGAACGTTAAATATATTGAGGAAGTTCATAGGCCACTTGGAACACACTGTTACAGCACTATTTCATTAATCAACCCTTCGGGGAAGGGGTTGATTAAATATGGCGTAATTGAAACCAAAAAACAGATAATGAGCTTATAATGAACAACATTTATTTGTTAACCAGGTTAGTGTACCGTCAAGTTTCATTTTCAATGAAAATAGATAAAGGAGAATTAAGCTTTGTTTTAGCTTTAATTGTACTTATAGTTTATTTATCCTTGATAAGTGTATTACACAATGTCATGGTCCATTGAACATTTGGACTTAATCACAGCTAGTCGGATTAAGCGTTACAAAGATTTATTTGATCACCCCGCGTTGCAGAAGTATGAAATAGAACTCTGCAAACGGGATTTTTTTCATTGGGTGCAACATTGGGTTTGGACATATAACCCGCAAAATGTCGGAACTGATTTTTCGCCATGGCTTCCGTTTTCTTTCTTTGAAAGACAAAAAGAACTAATAAAGTTTTTTGATGAAAAGTTAAGAAATCAAGAAGATGGATTAATTGAGAAGTCACGGGAAATTGGCTATTCGTGGATAACTGTTACTTACGCAACTCACAAATGGTTATGGACAGACGGATTTATTGGTTCATTTACAGCTAACTTAGAAGCAAACGTTGATAGAATAGGTGATCCAAAATCATTATTTGAAAAAGTAAGACAGCTTTTAGGTAAGCTTCCGCTATGGATGTTACCCTCGGGGTTTGAGCAAACTATTCATGCTAACTACATGAAGATAATAAATCCTGAAAATAACAATGTATTATCGGGTGCAAGTGGTGAACAAGCGGGGCGTGGTGGACGTTCCACCATGTTCTTTATAGATGAAGCGGCTTTCATAGATAATGCGGACAGAATAGATGCAGCAACAGCAGCTAACGCAAGATGTCGAATATGGGGTTCAACTGTCAATGGCATGGGAAATTTATTCGCCAGAAAACGTTTTAGTGGACAGCTTAAACCAAATCAAATATTCCGATTCCATTACAGTTCTGATCCAAGAAAAGATAAACAATGGGAAGAAAGAGAAAAAAGAAGATTAGAGCCTCATGTATGGGCTTCCGAATATGAATTGGATTACACAGCTTCTGTTGAAGGTATTTGTATTCCTTCCAAATGGGTTAATTCAGCAAAAGACATTAAAAACAAGATGTATATTCCACCTTCCCCAGAAGGAATATCTGGTGGTGACGTTGGAGGGGGGAAAGCAAAGTCAACTGTCATTACAAGATTTGGTCCAGTTGTATTGTTGCCAACAGCATGGAGTGATCCAGATACCATTGAAACCGCGTTCAGAATGTTAGACGCAGTATCACAAATGACTATAAAGGCTCCCAATGGTGAAACGGATTATAGGTCTGATATTCTATACTTTGATTGTGTTGCTATTGGTCACGGTGTTATGGATGTTTTGTCTAGGAATGAACGCAACAATATCCTCACCGTTCCCGTAAATACAGGTGATCCCCCTTCGGAAACGACATGGGAAGACGGTAAAACTTCTAAACAAAAGTTTGTTAATTTGAAAGCAGAACTTTGGTTTTTGTGTAGACAACTATTTAAAAATACTTACGAACACTACTTATACCTGACGAATGAGTTAGGCGGAATACAACATGATATTACTGAGATTATTTCACTTCCAAATGATGAAGATGGACCTGAAGCTATGCAACTGGCTGCTGAACTATCACTACCAAAATGGATGAGAAATGAAAATGGTAAGATTATGTTGGAAAGAAAATCCGCTATGGCGAAACGTGGAATACCTAGTACGGATTATGCGGATAGTTTAGTGTTGACGTTAGCTGGAAACAGTTGTTTGGAAACTTGGGCAAAATTGGGAGAGCAGCGTGGATAAGCGACAAATATTGGTGGAAGTTGCAAGTGGATTTGCTAATAAATTTTTAGGTGATAAGTTGACGTGCGCATACGAGAAATTAGGCGAAATTATAAATAATATTCCAGAAGAATATAGGAGTTCAACCATTTTAAAATTTGATACAGAATATGAAGACCATTTGATTAATTTTTCTATCTATTATTATAGAGAAGAAACTGATGAGGAGTTTAGTAAAAGAATTGCTGATATAGAAAGAAGGAAACAAGCGTCTATAATTGCAGCTCAAGAAAGAGAAAAAATGGTATTAAGACAATTAGCTGCTAAATATCCTGAAGTGTTGGGTTTGAAACTGTGATTAGAGGTACTAGCATGAGTCTTAAGAGGGATTATGTCCTTTTAGACGAATACTCTAATTTGGTTAAAGTTGCCCAAACGGAGTATTTGGCTATGTACAGATTGGAATGCAGAAACACTAAATTGCAAAAAGGGATTAAGAACGTTTATATTAATAATAAGCCTAAGAAAGTAAAAGTAAAACCCAAGTTGCGTGAACTAAGTTGCAATAGTGGGTTGAGATTTGTAAAATAATGCAACCTTAAACTGTGTGAGTAAGATTGCGTTATTTGTGGAGTGAGTAGAATAAAACCCCAACAAAATCAAGGCTTTAATGGTCAATAACCCGTTACCCTCAAACAAATTCATTGTAATTGTGTTGAGTTATCCACATTCGTCATTAGTCGTATTGCATCATTTAAGCCTTTGATTTTGTTAGGGTTATCAGCCAAGTTTGGTTAAATTTGTCCGTAACTATACGCTTCAGTTCGTGTTGCAACGCACCCTTAGTGTGAGTATAAATAACGCACTTACTCACACTAAGGGTGTTATCGGATGTCAGTACACAGATTAAGTGACATTAAGATCAAGCAAGCCAAGATTGGCGCAAAATTAGCAGATGGTGCGGGGTTACATCTTTACGTTGAAAAGAATGGAAACAAGTATTTCAGATTGAGATTTAGAATTAACGGAAAACCTTCAATGATTAGTTTAGGTCAATATAATCCGGGTCAATCTAATCACACAACGTTAGCTGTTGCACGTAATAAAGCTTTATCTGCTAAAGAGTTAATTTCAAAAGGTATTCACCCCTCGGGAAAGCAAACTAAAAAAACTAACAATAATCTGGAAACTATTGCCAATACTTGGCTTGAAATAAAAAGAAAAGAATGGGGAATAAATCATACAATAAATGTTGAAAGCACCCTTAATAGGTTTCTTTTACCTCAGCTTGGCTCACAAGATATATCACAAATAACTTCTACTTCCCTCCGGGAAGTAATTAATTCAGTACAGTCTGTTCATACAAAGAAACGAATTAAGGGTTATTTTTCAAACATAGCAATATATGCTATAGAAGGTGGATTGTGTGAAACAGATATAAGTTCAACCATTAAAATTACTTCTAAAGCGCCAAGAACACAACATAGAAAGTCAATGAAATTAAGTGATTTAACTTTACTTTTTGAGCAATTAGAAGCTTGTGACTCATATTTAATAACCAAATTGGCTATTGAGTTTATTATACTTACTGCTTTAAGAACCAAAGAAGTAAGATATTTAAGATGGGAAGATTTAGAACTTGGAAAAAAGGGTTTAATAAGAATACCAGCCAGTAGGATGAAGAAGCATAGAGAACATTTAGTTCCGTTGTCTTTGCAAGCACAAAGATTGTTACATGAAGTTGATAGTTTCAAGTTAGGTTCAGATTATATATTTGCCTCCCAAGAATCAAAAAGTGGTGTGATGGATAATCACACATTTCTGCGTGCAATATACGCATTAGGTTGGAAAGGCAAAGCAACTATTCATGGTTTCCGGTCATTGTTTAGTACAACCGCACATGAAAATGAATGGCCCTCGGATGCAATAGAAATACAATTAAGCCATTACAATGATAGTAGTGTAAAGGCCGCGTATAATTCTGCTCTTTATATAAATAAGAGGCGTGAATTAATGAATTGGTGGGGGAATTTGGTTGAGGGATATAAAAATAAATTTAAAATGAGTACTTGACATGTAGCGTAAACTATGCTATATGTATACTTGGCCGTAGTTGTGTACGGTTAATTCAGCATAATATGGAAAATAAAAAATGACGAAAGCGCTGTTTGACACAGAATGGGTATCTGAAAAACAATTGTTAGCGTCAAAGTTGTTACCATTTAGGCGGACAAAATTACAGCAAGCAATTAAAGAGAAAAAGTTTCCTGCACCAGTAAACCCATTAAATACCCGCGCTAGAAAGTGGCATGTAAGTCAGATTGAAAAGTGGCGGAAAGAGTTTCTGGAAACTAACAACATAATGGTGAATTGAAGTGTTACTAATAGAAACCTTTATTGCAGCTTCCCGACTCCACGGAGTCGGGTTATTTCCAAAAGAAAATGTAGAAGCAGGGACTATAATTAGTATTTATGAAAATACTTTGGATCAATCTTTCGGTGGACCATTTTTTGATCAATTATCAGAACTAACCAAAACTTACATTAAGTGTAAAGGTTTTTGCGTAGAAGATGAAGGGGGTTATGGTCGGTATTATGTTTTGTATATGGGGGATGAACGCTATATAAACCACTCAAAACAAAATAATTTGCAGTTTTATACCCAACATAAGAAACGTTGTATAGTTGCAATAAAAGACATACAAGCTGAGGAAGAATTATTATTAGATTATTCAGAGTTTGATCAGGAACAGTATAAAAAGATAAATGATTTAATTGAAAAAAGGGATGCTTCCCAATGGCCACCAAAAATAAAATTGCCAATAGAAAAGTAGAATTAGATTTGTGCCCTCCTGAACAGGTCACGGAAACCATTACCCTAACAATTAATTTAGATGAATATATCGTAGATATGATGAAAAATATCAACAGATTTAAACCAACTAGAAATAAAAAATGGCAATGTGTGGCTGCTGTAATTTTTACAGAAGCCATGAGACAATCCATGATTGAGTATTCTAAGTCTTTTAAAGGAAATACTAGAAGTTCAAATGCGATACACTAAATGATATATTCAGGTAATGTTCATGTTGTAGTAAAACGAAATTCTACGCGAACAGAAATACCATTAGAAAAAGAATGGCACGGCAAAAAGCCATCTATTAATTTTGGTGATGATAAAACTGCTTCTTTTTTTAGTGATAATCACGTTTATATCCGTGTTGACGACGATAAAATAGTATTATTACACTCTAAAACAAAGAAGAAAGAAACTTTATATTTATTGCTATTAGCTTAAAGGTATTGTGTTATGGTTACAAGAGTTTCAAATAAGTCTGTTGCGTTAAAAACCAAAGAAGAAAAAAAGACTTTAAAAGACAAAGCAACCGGAAGAAAAACTGTAGACAGTTTTGCGAATTTTCAACTCCAATTAGGCATTGGCGCTGATAATCAGATTTCTTCTGGTACTTATGGTTTTAATCCAATTACTCGTTATAGAGTGTTGTTAGAATGGGTGCATAGAGGGAGCTGGTTAGGTGGTATTGCGATAGATACTGCTGCTGAAGATATGATTAGAGGGGGTATCGAGATTCATTCAACAATGTCCGCTAAAGATATTGGAAAAATGCAAAAAGGGTTCGTTGAGTTAGGAATATGGGATAGATTAACCTATGGCACTAAAATGGGGCGATTATACGGTGGCGCTATTGGTGTATTTTTAATTGATGGACATGATTTTTCAACACCTTTAGATATATCAAAAGTTGGAAAAAATCAGTTTAAAGGTTTAATGGTATTAGATCGTTGGCAGTGTACGCCAACATTAAATCAAGACGGGTTAATTGAAGAGTTTGGTCCAGAATTAGGAAAGCCAAAGTTTTACATTGTAAATAATGAGTCCCCTGCCCTCCGGGGAAAGAAAATTCACTATACTAGGGTAATTAGATTTATTGGTGTTGAACTTCCTCATTATCAAGCGATATTAGAGCAGCTTTGGGGTTTGTCAGTTTTAGAAAGACTGTATGATAGACTAATTGCATTCGATAGTGCAACATCTGGTATCGCCCAATATATTCACCGTATGCACCTTCGGGTATTCAAAATTGATGGTTATCGTCAAATAATGGCGGCTGGTGGAAAACTTTTATTAGGTTTTCAAAAATTTGCTGAGGCAATGAGGAGAAATCAATCAAATGAGGGTGTTACCTTTATTGACAGTAAAGACGAGTTCATCGCACATAACTCTAATATATCTGGGGGTATCAGTGAAGCATTATTACAACTCGGCCAACAATTGGCTGGTGCTTTACAAATGCCCTTGGTACGATTATTTGGACAATCACCAGCCGGATTAAATGCAACTGGTGAAAGTGATTTAAGAACATATTATGAAAGTATTTTACAAAAACAGGAACAAAGTTTAAGAATACCGATTACTAAACTTTGTCATCTAATAGGACAATCTATTGGTGTTAAAATACCAGAAGAGTTTGGTTTTAATTTTAGATCATTATGGGCATTAACTGACGAACAGAAATCAGGGGTATTTGATCGTGACACGCGAGCAATTGTTGAGGCTTTTGAGACTGGAATTATATCTCAGAAAGTTGCACTACAAGAACTTAGACAACTTGGCAGATACACAAACAGATGGAATAATATTGGTGACAAAGACATAGAAGACGCAGAAGATGAAGTAATAAATCAACTTCCTGGTGAAATGCCGAAGACTGAACAGAAAGTTGATAAAGATAAATTATTGTCCAGTAGAACTTTTAATGAAAAAGGTTCTGGTAAGGCAATTCCACGCATTACGGCTAAAAGTAAGGATGAAGCTATTAAGGTATTTCGCGCCTTAAAATCTGTTAAACGAATTGCTAAGGTTGCAAGGGACGAAACCCCCATTATACAAATGTTTGGTTTACCAATTGTAATTGAATGCAATAAAGGTGAAAAAAGGTGGCCTAATGGGCCAGATTGGCCTGCGGGGTACGGTTATATTGCTTCTGCAATTGGAACTGATGGGGATGAATTAGATTGTTTCATTGGGGATGATTTAACTTCACAAAAAGTGTTTATTTTAAACCATAATGATGAAGAAGGGGAATTTGAAGAGTTAAAAGTAATGTTGGGGTATAGTGATATACAAGACGCTTTAATGGATTATGAAATAGCTTATGATAGATTAGCTGGTGAACCTGCTATGGAAATTAATTTAAAAGAAGTAAATTCTTGGCTGGCACATGCCGATCCAACTTTACCAGTTGAGCAGAGGGTAGTTAACTGATACCAGTTGACTGCATATCGGTCAACTGGTATCAGTTGAGCGCAGGGGTCCAGTCGCTATACAAGATGCCTGGAACGCGGTTGACTGAGCTAAGGAGCGCAAATATGTGGTGCCGAAGTCAGTTTTCACAAAAACGTGAACAAAAATCTTTTGACAGTTGAGCGAACATGTGGTTTGATAGGGATGCGGTGCTAGGTGCGTTTTCAGTTTTGCGTACCTTGCCTAGTTCCGCTCGCTAAAGAGGCGAATACAACGCGGGGATGTACCCTAGCACAGGCTTGTGGTCCAAGCTGATAGCTTAATTTAAAGCAAAGTGCGAAGCGTTGTCTTCTTTTATTTATCAAGGTATATTACATCTCTTTTTGATTAAGTGGGAATATGTTATACACTGATGTTTATTCCCCTTATATACCCCCAAATAAAATAACTTCTCTAGCTCCACGCGATGCGTCTATTAAGCAATGGCTTAATAGACGGCGTTGGGCTGCTATTAGAGGGGCAGAATTATTTTATACCAAAGCTTTAAGAAAATTAGCTAAAACCGTTGGACAATTCATCAAGGATTTGTGGGATACCGGAAAGGTTGAACAAATCCAGCCAACTTTAGAAAATTACTCAGAAATTATAGAACCTTGGGCTAATTCGGTTGCCCAAAAAATGATAACCGAAGTTAGCAACAATGATTACAAGGCGTGGTTAAAGCATAGTGGCAAAATGGCTGCTTCTATGCAAGCTGAACTAAAGTCTACACCAATTGGCGAAATAGTTAGAAATTTACGAGCCGAACAAGTAAAATTAATTAAATCTATTCCTTTAGAGGCGGCTAAAAGAGTTCAGGAATTGGCATTTGAGTCTGTAACGGCGACTGGTGAACGTTGGGATGCAATTGCTAAGAAAATAGAAGAAAGTGAAAAAGTAACTGAAAGTAGAGCTAAATTAATCGCAAGAACTGAGTGCACTAGGGCACAAGCAATAATTCAAGAAGCAAGAGCTAGGCATATAGGTTCTGAAGGTTACATTTGGAAAACTATGAAGGATCGGAAAGTTAGAATTGACCATCATGAATTAGAAGGTCAATATTTTGAGTGGAATAATCCGCCGGTCTCTGATAAGAAAAGAAATATAAGGGCAAATCCGGGTTGTATTTTTAATTGTCGTTGTTATGCGGAACCTGTTCTTCCTGCAAGATTTGAAATTGGTAAACGTTAAAGGGTATTAAAATAATATGAAACGCTTATTTGCATCTATTATTCTTGCTGGTTTGCTTTTATTTAGCTCTATCTCTGCCTATTCTCAGGTTGCCCCCTCGGCAACGGTTTATGATGTTAGGGTAAAGCGTCCAACTTATGAAACTGTAGTTTCTGCGCTTGCCTTGGCTGCATCAGCTACAGACGTTGTTACTATTTTTGGTTCTGGTATTACTTCCAGTACTGGAAAAGTTCATATTAAAGAAATTAGTTGTCAGGGTACACAGACAACCGCTGGACCTGTTACGTTATCTTTAATTAAGCGTAGCACATTGGATACCACGGGTACAGCTACAAGCCCAACAATTGTTCCACACAATAGCGGATTAGGTACTTCGCTTGTTACGGTTAAAGCATATACTGCTAATCCTGGTGCTTTGGGAACTTCTGTAGGTACAATTAGAACTATTATTGGTACTTTTGGCACTGCTGCTGCCCTTACTTCTACCACTTATGATTGGGTGTTTGGTCCAGAAGATGATCAAACACTTGATCTTGTTACTGCAACAGAAAATTTGGCTATTAATTTGAATGCGACCACCGTAACTGGTGGTGCTTTAACCTGTTGGTTACGTTGGAATGAATATTAAAAATGCGTAAATACCTACTCTTATTTTCATCCATATTAATATTCTTTTTATATTTATTCTTTTTTCCTTTAAACCAGGTTAAAAGTCAAACTATCCATCCTGGTAATAGCCATGTCGCAGCTATTCCAGTTTATGAAGGTTGGATTTCACTTGCGAGAATTTCAAATCCAACAATTACAACATCATCATCAGTAATAACACTCCCAACAAAAGGGGGTGTTGCGCGTTTGTGTAATCTTAATGCTGCGGCAGCAGGGGATTACTATTTGGTATTTGGCACTGTTAATACTATTACAGCTTCAAATACAACTGGTAGTTGGCTTCCAGCTACTAAGTGTGGAAATTTTGCTTTACAACCTTATCCTGGTGTAACCTATACTTATTTAGCAGCTATTTGCACTGGAACGTGTTCTAGCTCAACAATGTATGTGGAAACCGGTTCTGGAAATATGTATGTTGGGCAGTGATGTATTGTGCCAATTTGGACTTAACGAAATTACAGCTTTCCCCAAATCGGCATAAAATTGCGGATAAGAAAGCGCCGTTGCGATTTTATACAGTCGAAACGATTTCGGAAAACAGGAAAAAGACACCTGAAGGGTATTTATTGTGTGAAGGCGCAAAATTGTCCCGCACGGGTTCTATGCTTTACAAAGCAGATGAAGTTCCTGTTACGGCAAGCTCCGATGGTTTTGTCACTGTAATACGTTATGAAGAAGACGTATTCAAAGAATCTGCTATAAATAGTGCTAATGGCAAATCAGTTGTAAATAATCACCCTACAGACTCAGAAGGAAAGCCGGTTGATGTATTACCGGAAAACTGGAAAAATTATGAAGTAGGGACAATACTTCATCCAAGACGTGGTGAAGGCGACAAAAAAGATTGCTTAGTTGCTGATTTATTAATCAAAGATGCTACTGCAATACAGCTTGTTGAGGATGGCAAAGTTCAATTAAGCTGCGGTTATGATGCCGAATACGAAGAAATAAAACCCGGTTTTGCCAAACAATACAACATTATTATAAATCATGTTGCTTTGGTTGACAATGGCAGATGCGGGCCACGATGTTCTATTATGGACGAAGACACGCTTAAATTAAAGGCTATTAACCCTTCGGGGAACGAAATTAATGGAAACAGTAAAATGAACAAGCTAACCGAAGCAATTAATAGTGTTAGAGCTTCTTTTAAAACTTTGGATGCGGCTATGGAAGTAAAAGAAAATCCGGCTTTAGAAGCCATTTTAGCTAAGCTTGGTGGTATCGAAGATAGATTAACTAAGTTGGAAATTGTTAAAGTTGCTGATAAGAAACGTCATCATGAAGATGATGAAGAGGAAGAAGATAAAAAGCGGCGTGATGCCCGTAAACGTCATCACGAAGACGATGATGACGACGACAAGAAACATCGTGACCGCAAAAAGCATCATGAAGACGATGATGACGATGATGACGATGATAAAGAACGTGATGATAAGTATGAGTATACTATGCATTATCGTGGCGCTCACGCTGGCGACAAAAAGAAAAAGAAGCGTGATGATGACGATGATGATCGTAAATCATGCGACGATGACGATGAAAAAAAGCGTCGGGATTCCCGCAAACGTCGTCATGAAGATGATGATGATGATTCCCATATGACAGATAAGCATAAAAAGCGCCGGGATAATGAAGAGGAAGAGGAAGAAGAAGAAGAAAGAGATAGTCGTAAAAAGCATAGGGCTAAGGATTCCGCACATTTAGAGGATACTTGGCAGGAAACTATTTCTTACTCTGAAATTCTTGTTCCTGGTATTCAGCCACCGAAGTTTGTTCGTGATGCTGTAGCTTCCCAGACGTTAGATGCTCTTTGTCAGTTCCGTAAAAATGTTCTACAGACGTTCTGTACAACTGATAATGGACGCTCACTTATTTCTGAACTTCATGGTAGTTCCCCGGATTTTCAGGGTATGAGTTGTCAGGCCGCTAAAA